ATTGTTTTTGTTTTATATAAACTAAACGTAGCAGGAGAAGATTCTGCATCTGTTATAGTTAATGTTATTGTACTACCACTACCTGCATCTTCGGATACTAATATGGATTTTACAATACCTGTAGTTAACGCAGGTGCAGTGTATAATGTTGTTACATCCGTGTTTGTAAGGTCTTTTTTTGCATTTGTGTAAGTATTAGGCATTAACTTAAAAACCAGCTTGTAGCTTCGGCTCTATCCGAAATGCTTGCATTTCTTAACGCTGTATCTAATTGTAAAAAATATAAACGCAATACATTATTTAACTGTATAAAAGATTGTTGTTCGTAATCGTTTGGAGGGTACGGAAGTGCGGGTGTTCTAAATCCTATACCATATCTTGTAGTGTCTACCATTATCTTCTCCCATCAGGTCTCATATCTAATCTAGGTGAGCCTAACTGCCACGTCACACCTTCAGCACTCGACTCTATACGCATAGACATTTGTCTAGCTCGTATTCTAACATGTAGTTGTTCTGTATACTTTTCTATGTCTGCAGCAGAAGTTCTAGTTATGGTTGCATTGTTTGACCCACCCTCTGAAGTTACAGTTTTATACCCCGAACCAGAACTTGTTAGAGGATTCAAAGTCATTGTAACAACAGGGCTATCTGCAGTAGAACCATCAAAAGTTATGTCAGGTATAATTTTATTAACAAAAGAAAATTGATGTCCGTCATTTAAATCAAATTCTGCAGAAACTATGTGTGCAGCGATTGCTGCTGTTGTAGCTGTTTCTTTATTATCTACACCTAATTCGTGATTTACTAATACATTATTGTATGTGGCTGCTAAAGGGTTATTTCTCAACCCAGAATCTAACCACGCTGTTCTACCTAATTGTCCGTAATACCAAGTTTTTTCCATATAATTGTATATTACATATCTGTCTATATTGTTAGAATTTGTTGTACAGTAGAACCACCATATCTCGTGAAAAGATTCATTAGTCCCTGAATGCACTTGATCGTATTGTTGTGTGTTAAAATCGTTAAACACATACTTTCTTACGTCACATTTTAAAGGTTGTACACGACCATCATACATATAAAATTTATCTATACCCATCCAGTAAGCAATACCATTTGCATAAGATACAGACAGTTGAGAAGATATAGATATGTTTTCTCCTACTAATGTTGCTGTCCATACAGCAGGTGCTCCAACATACTGCAAAGAATATAAAGAAGAATCTGTCCACACAAGAACCTCTTGTCGTGCTTGAGAAGCAGCAACAATTTTTGTGCCACGAGATAATCTAAGGCTACCTGCCTGATTTGTTGCAGAAGGTGTCCAATTAGTTGCATCCTCTTGGTCAGACCATCTAATTAAAGTAGGGTCAATAATACTACTACCTATGGGAGTTGTACCCATACAAAATACAAACCTACTTATATCTGATACTAAAATTAAATTTTGTTTTACAGGTACATCTGATGCCCCTGACAAACTGGACAGTTCCACGGCTCTTACGCCTGTCCCTGTTGTAGCATCCCAAAAGTATATACTACCTCCATTTGGTCCGAATATTAAATCTTCACCAAAATTAGAATGGCTCCATATACGCACTTCATTGATAGAAGATTCACCAACACCCCAAGCACCAGCACCCCAGCCACCAGCACCCCAACCTGTAAGTGGGATAGCAAAAGCAGAACCTACATTAACTTGATAGGCAGCAGATACAGACCCGCCTCCTGTGGCAGAAGAAGACGCAGCAGAAGATATAGTTATGTTATATGTTGTTGAAGATACAATATCTATTTGAAATTCACCTGATATAGTGACTCCACCTACAGCAGTGCCACCACTAAAAGTTACAAAATCTTCATCTGTAAAACCACCATTTGCATCTGTTACAAGCACAGTGGTTGATCCAGAAGTTGTAGTAAAAGGATTAGTTAGTGATTGTGTTGCACGTAAAGGGGTAACATCATTAAATGCACCTCCTAATTCTATATAGTATTTTAAATTAGTGCCTACACCTACAAAGTTTTGCCCAGCTAAGCTAACCCAGTTATGCAAAGACCTACATGTACCTAGAAACGTATTAGCACCTATGCGTTCCCAACCGCCTATCTTTTCTGGTGTGCCTTGACGAAAACGTATTTTGTCCCCGTCATACCAACCACCTTCGTTAGTATATCTAGTGCCTTCACGGTTTATACCACCTTTTAGTAATACTTTCTGCAAAGTCATTACGTCACGGCCTCCATTCTTTTTACAAGTCTTTCTGCACGATTAGGAACTTGTCTATACCACTTACTATCTTTCATTTGCACGGCGGCTTCTTTCCAGTCTTCAGCCTCTATAGCTCTCCGCATTTTGTGGAAGCGAGATAAACGAGGTCTGCCCATATTAAACATCATGTTAGCCAAAATATGTTGTACCTCTTCAGGTAAGTCTGTAAAACCTCCATATAACAAAGCACATTCATTAAGTGTTACTTGTATATCTTCAGAAAATAACACGTTTACACGCTCTTTGTATACTTCTGTGCCTACAGGTTTGCCATGTTCTTCGTCATCTTCTTTTATAAGATGTCCTATACCACAAGTAGGTAAACCAAGATGATCTAAATAAATCTCGTATTTAACACCTTCATCGGCTTTTAATTCTTCTCTTAACTTCTCAATGTTCATCTTGAGCCTCTTTTTTTATGCCACTTTTCTACATGTAGTCTATAAAAGTGATTACCTATTTTATTAAAAAAACCAGACAATTTCAAATATATTTCTATGATTATAGTATCCCATTTATCTTTGTTCATTTGCCTCTAGCCCTTCTTATTGATTCTTTTCCTTTTTTAAATATACTGGCTACTTTTGATTTGCCCATAACTTTTGCTCTTTGCTCACCGACAGTAAGTATTTGTATCTTTCTCGCAAACGGTTTATTAACTCTTTTAACTTTTGCAACCGTTGCTCGGGCATCTGCTTCTGTAGCAAACTTAATACCAACCGTGTCTTTAGGGTTCTCATCCGTATATAAGCGTCTACCAGAACCTTTTGGCTTTTTTCCAGTTCCAACTTTAGGGTCTCTTTTTTTCTTTGTCATATCTTTTTTATGTTTCTTCTTTTTCTTTTTGCTAACTCAAATTGCTTTTTTGTTGGACTACCTTTCTGTCCAGGTTTACGCATTTTTTCGCCGCTGCCTGCTTTAATACGTTTTCTTTTTGCATGTATGTTTCTATATAAGCTCATTTTTTCTTACCTTTCTTTTTAGCTTTGCTGGGTAGTAAACCTTTATTAACTGCTCTAGCTCTTTCACTAAAACCTAATTTTTTACCGCTTTTTATTTTTTTCTTTATTGTATCTACTTTTGCAACCATACTATGTATCCTTAAATGCCTAAATAAATCTTGTGTTATTTTGTTAAACCCTTCTGCTTTTCATATGTTCTGAGTCCTCCGATTCCGAGCATGCCACCGAGAACAGTTAAAAGTGTACCCATATCGAAACTCGGCAGTTCTGGTATTGTTACACCAGCCATTGCACAGCCAAATATTATTAAATCTTTTAAAATAAAGTGATACAGAAAAGCAATCGCACATGTCCAGCCAACTGCTGGCCTCCAGCCGCCCTTAAACAAAGAGCCAGACTGAGCTTCAGCTTTATTTAACTCTATCTGAGCAAGGGCAAGTTGTTGGGCATGTTTCTCTGCCATCGTGCTTAACTCAAAAGCTATTTTGTTTTTAGTATCTTTGTCTTCTATAAATTTTCCTAACAGCTTAGTAGCTGGACCAATCAATGCCTGTATCATTACCATAACCTCATTTCTTCATTTACTTTAACCAACTTTACAAAACAATCATACTTTTTTGTGTCATCACCAATCCGCACGGTCTGGTTATCAAGATATGACTTAAAATAGTCTGCTGTCTTCACTGACTGAAAATGTAAAGTTCCTGCAGGATTTCCTGCAAGATAACACATCAATAGGAAAGCAGGCTTCATTTTCCGTTCCTATTCATGTAAGCAGATGCACCCATATATACAGACACAATGCCGCCACCAGTGAGATAAAAAAGATTGCTAATATCGGCAAGTGCTTTAACTCTTTCGAGATCAACAAAAAACATTGCAGCAGTAAAAGCAGCCATAGCAACCAAACTGGCAGTTGCCATCCGCCTTTGAGCTCTCTGCTTCCTAAGATCGTGTTCAAGTCTTTTAATTTCAGCCATGTGTGCAA